ACTCTACACATACCCCGCACATATCAAAAGGCCTCCCCATATACGGCGAATAACGCAAAAGAGCCTTATGTACCAATGTTTCAACGTAAATGTTTCACAGATTCACTAGTCAATTAAGATAAGAGGGATAGACGAGCAAAAAATCACGTTATAAAGGCTTGTTATTGCATGTTTCACAAGATTACGATAGTCCTCAATTTCTGAGCACAAAACACGTTAAAAGTACTCAGTTTCTGAGGACTATTATTTTAGGGCGGTGATATATTTGGGTGAAAAAATCATAGTAGACAGAGAAACCGGCGAAATCATAGATACTATAAATGTTGGTGACAGAATACTTCGCAATGCCTCATTAAAACATTTGATAAAACAGAATTCATTGGTTGAATTCCTTCCGAATGTTGATTATGTCAAGATTTACACAGATCCGCTGAAAGAACTCAAAAGGGCTTTAACTGGTGCGGAAATGCTGTTTGTTATAAGTATGCTTGAATTTATCAGTTACGAAACAGGCATCCTCCAACACTGTAATGGCAGAGCCTTAACACGCAAGGCAATGTCGGAGATTACCGGCAGCGACGTAAAGACGATTGATAGACTAATAGCCTCATTAGTTAAAAAAGAGGTTATAGGCAAACACAGGACCGGCAGGACGATATGCTTCACGGTTAACCCATATCTATTCTGTAAGGGCAAGATGGTAAGCAAGACACTGACGAAATTATACGAGAAAAGCAGGTGGAACAAGCGGTAGACTGACAGCCAAATGGCATCAGATAACGGCACAAAGTAGTTGCAACTACTAGGCGGCAGACCCCAACCGCCTTTTATTGTGCCGTAAAATGGGGTGAATATGAAAGGGGTGCAGTCATATGGCATATTTGCATTGCCACGCCTGCGGATGGTCGCAGGATGATTTTTGGTCGAAGGGATATAACCCGATTACCTCTGTGAAGGATTACGAGCAGTATCTGTTTTTAAATCCCAATACGACGGGAATGGATAATTGGTGGCTAAAAGAAAATGGTTATCCCGAAACCAACGAGATAAAAGGCACTGAACTTGTTGCGCACGAACTTGAAAGGGCAGCAAGGCGTGTTCGCAATATGGTTTATCGCACAGAGCAAGAATTCCGTGAGAAAAATCCAGAGAGAAATTGCCCAAAATGCGGAAAGCACGAACTTGACATTGATTAACTAATTCACCCCAACCGCAGCCTAAAAGTTCGGTTTAATGTGAAGATAGCTTCTGGCGGGTAGGGGATTTACTTAAGAATATATAAGGTGGTGATACATTGTCGGACAAGTTAATAGTCCACGAACTATCAGACAGCTTTGACACATTAGAAGTCTATGCCTTAGTTGACCTTCATATTGGTGACGAAAAGACGGATGAAGTCTTGTTCCATAAATTCATTCAGCATATCCTTGAACAGCCTAACCGATACATAACCATTCAAGGTGACTTGATGAATAACGCCACAAAGTCAAGCGTGTCAAATGTGTATGAAGAAACTATGTCGCCACAAGAACAGAAAAAGTGGCTGATACGTGAGTTGAGATGTGTTGACGATAGAATCCTTTGTATAGTGCCAGGAAACCATGAACAGCGAAGCACAAAAGATGTTGATAATCATCCTTTGGAGGATGTTGCTATTGCGTTGAATATAGAACATTTATACCGGCCAGATGGGGCGTTTTTAAAAGTATCATTCGGCAAAAAGACTAGAAATAGCAAGCGGGCAACATATACACTCTGCTGTATACATGGCTGTGGTGGCGGTGCAAAGTCTGGCGGCGTTGTCAACAGAATAGAAGACTTCTTATACTCGATAGAGGGCATTGATATTTTGATTATGGGTCATGTTCATAAGAAGTTGGCAGGCAGACCGTCAAGGCTGTGTATAGACCCGCATAACAACAATGTAAAGCAGAGAGATACTCTATGGGTGATAGCCTCTGCCTGGCAGGACTACGGGGGATATGCGTTTAGAAAGATGCTCAGACCTTCGCCTAAAGGGAGGACACCAATAATCCTATACGGAAAAGAGAAATATTTTGAAACAGTCATATAAGCAGTTACCTAATAGGTTGAACTGCTTTATTGATAAGAGGGCGTTGTGCTGTAAAAGGCAGCTTTCAAGGAAGAACTTCACGCTCACCAATGGAGGGAATTATGAATATTACTAAATTTCCATGTGATGATTGCAAAACGCAGAATACTTACTATGCCTGTGACCAATCAAGTTGCGAGAAATATAAGGAATACAAGAAATTAAGAAACGTAAAGCCAATTTATATAGAACTGGCACAAATAGCCTTTGACACAGTATTGCAGACGATGATAGATGGCGAAAAAACGCATCCGGCTAACGAATGGCAGAATGTTGACATCATGGAGCATTTTCGACATGCTATCGACCACCTGGCAAATTGGGAACTTGATGAAAACGACGAAGATCATCTGGCACATGCCATAACAAGGCTGATAATGATAAGGTATCTGGAGGCCAACCATGAAAATATTTAAAAGGTTATTCTGTAAACATGAATTTAAGACCATAACAAACCTATATGGCGACGCAATTAACCGCTTTAATGCGAGAAGTATTGCACAGTGCATCCATTGTGGCAAGGCGGCGTTCAGTGGTAGACTTGACCCGAATTGCAAGAAGGTTAATGCGTATTAGGAGGCCAACAATGAATAGACCAAGAGGCAGACCCATAAACGAAAAGACTATGTTCAAAAACGGACAATGCCGCTTCTTCCGGCCTGGTGCTGATGGGTACTGTAAATACTACGCAGGCAGCAGACGGAACCTTGAAAGCTGCTACAGTAAATGTCTGAAAAGGCGTGATAGCGTATGACTGAACTTGAAAAGCAACAGCGCATAGAGTACCTGCAACGACAGATCGAGAAGAATCAAGCCGAAATTAAGCGTAAACTAAAAGAAGAGCGGCTTGAAACGTACAATGTTGGCGAAAAAATCCATAAAAAGCAGATAGCCTTTCATTCGTCAGATAAACGGATAAAGGCTTTTTTTGGCGGCAATCGTGTTGGAAAAACCGTTGCAGGAGCTGTTGAAGCTGTATGTCATGCGTTAGGCTATAGCCGTTTCCGGGAGTTGAAACCTTCTTCTGGATGGGTAGTGTCATTGTCAGGTGACGTACAGAAGGAAGTTGCACAAAAGGAAATACTGAAATGGCTACCAAAGAAGGAAATTTCAAATATTATTGTCAGGCATGGTAGGAAGGACGATCTGGAAGGATCTCTGATTGAAAAAATCGTGCTGAAAAATGGCTGCTTTATCGGCTTCAAAACTTGCGAACAGGGCAGAGAGAGTTTCCAAGGTGCTAGTTTAGGTTGGGTGTGGTTTGACGAGGAACCACCGCTTGATGTGTATCAAGAATGCCAAATGCGTATTATCGACCAAAAGGGCGATATCTGGTTTACAATGACCCCTTTGAAGGGTTTGACATGGATTTATAACCTTGTTTTTCTAAACGAGAGAAACGACCCTGATATAGACTACTGGATGGCAGAATGGGAAGATAACCCCTGGCTGAACAAAGAAGAAATTGAGAAATTAGTAGCCACTATGACTGAGGAAGAAAGGGAGGCGAGGCAGTTTGGACGCTTTGTTTCACTTTGTGGATTCGCTTTTAACGAACTTAGGAAGGAAATTCATATTAAGGCAGCGGAGGTTGTGCCGGATTGGTACAAGCGTTATGTTAGCATAGACTACGGTTTAGATTCTCTTGCCGCCTTATGGTATTGGGTAGATAAATACGGCAATGCGAGAATTTACAGGGCAGTACGGAAGAAAAACCTTATAATTTCAGAAGCTGCAAAGGAATTACTGAAATTTACAGGAAGTGAACGAATTGAAGCCTATTATGCCCCACCCGACCTTTGGAACAGACGGCAGGACACGGGCAAATCGGCGGCAATGATATTCTATGAAAATGGCATAACCTTGCTGAAAACGTCAAATGACCGTGAAAGCGGTTGGTTGAATGTGCATGAATGGTTAAGACCATACGAAACAAGGGACGAACAGACAGGCGAAACGTACAAAACGGCTAAATTAACCTTTGACGAAGGGCTTGACCCCGACTTATGGAAACACTTGACCACCATACAAAAAAGTGAGAAGAACCCGAATGACGTAGCCACTCAGCCACACGAGGTCACACATTATCCAGACAGCTTACGTTGCTTCTGCGTTGCACGAATGTATGTGTCAAGTGAGCCAACTCCGAACAGATACGCCTATGATGATTATGACGATTCAGACGATAACGGGTACTTTGGAGGTGCCCCGACAAAAAGCTATATGAATTATGGAGGTTAAACAATGCAAACAGCAATAATCGGCGCTATTATCGGCATAGTGCTTTTTCTATGCCTTCTGCTGGGCTTTCGCTACGGCTTACGGCTTGGCATGAAC